GAGCCAACACGAAAACAAAGTTATTGCCTTTCGTCGCATGGCTGAAACAGACAAGTTCAAAGCATGGCATAAAATCGAGTGCTGTAAGGCAACTGGCGCATTGGCAGAAGCGGAATCAAAGGTTGAACGGTTAATGCATCCTTCCAAGATGAATGTTGAAGTGTTCAACGGTCAAAAATGGGTTCCGTTCACAAACACAATTTGACACAATCATTCCAAAGGGGTTAATCGGGGTTTGATGGTAAAGAAAAAATCCAAAAGAGCATTTGAGCGGCAAACAACAGTCAAGCGTTCTGAACATCAACCGGAATACGAAAAGATGAAGAATGGTCATCTAAGCACCATTCAGTCAGAAGTTGCTGATAGATTTTACAAATATTACATGGGCATGGAATCAACTGGACTTGGGATTGACTATTCCAAGCCAATGGTTGATGGCGGCCTAGGAAATTACGGGATCCCAGATTACGCCATAGAGTGCGGACAAAAGCTTGCAAGGGCTTTTTCCATTCTTGGCGTGTCCAATTATCAGATTGTCCATAAATATATTTGCGAAGGGTTCACCACCGAACAGGTTTGCATTTATTTCAGGGATGAACCAACTGACAGGGTTTGCCGATACTACAAGCGGAGATTTCGAGACGCTTTAGACGATTTATCGCAAGAATGGTTTCCAAGTCACAAATCAAAGCGCGGTATCCGCATTTCAAGAGAAACCAGGGCAGCAATCAATCCGGCGCATTGGGGAAAGGTGAACGATGCTTAAAGGTCTTTCAGACGCAAAAAACATCAGTTACACGAATTGCCAGTTCACAGGTTACAGGTTAGCCTGATATTGACACGTGTCCAGCAAATCAATTATGTTCCGTACAATCTAGAAATTCGACAAAATTTTGCTACCAACCCGGCTTTAAGGGCGAATAAGTGAAACGATTTTCTAAAAAAAGAAAAACAGCGGCAGATTTGACTAGACATTTTCGCAAAAGGTGGTTTCAACGTATATCGCATGACGAACCACCAATTGATAAAATGCTTGAACATATTCACAGCGGTAAGGGCGGACGCAAACAAACCAACACCAGGACAGAGTTTGACTTTTTGTTCAACGGCCAAAAAATAACAGTGGTTTACAACAAGGCGTTTAAAACAGTCTGTACCGTATTGCCAATGCAACAAACAGGAGCCTAACATGACAAATGGCTGAAAAACCACGAAACAACGCGGCAGAAACGCGACCTGACGGAATGCCTGTCGGAACTCCATTCCAGAAAGGAAACAGCGGAAGGCCAAAAGGCTCCAGGAACAAGCTTGGTGAAGACTTTATTGCCGATATGCATGAAGCTTGGGTTACTCAAGGTGCTTCGGTAATTGAGGAAGTTATTAAAAAGCGGCCGCAAGATTTTCTTAGGGTGGTTGCAAGTTTGCTTCCCAAGGATTTCAACATCAATGTCAATCCATCGGAAAACATGACTGACGATGAACTTCTCGAACGAATCCGGAGACTCGATTCAACAATCCAACCATTCCTTGCTATTGAGGGAACAGCTGGATCTGAAGACAGAGCAACTCCGAAGGTTTCGCACTAATCTGCTGAACTATTATCAGCCTTATCCGAAACAGCGTGATTTTCACAACGCGGGAAAGGACTTTCGAGAACGCTTGTTTATGGCTGGTAACCAGCTTGGTAAAACTCTGGCAGGCGCGGCAGAAGCCGCAATGCACTTAACCGGCAAATATCCGGATGATTGGGAAGGTTACAGGTTTGATGGCCCAATAACCATGTTGGCCGGATCTGAAAGCTACGAACTAACGCGGGATGGCTGTCAAAGGCTTTTGGTAGGACCGCCGGCGCAAGAGGAAGATTGGGGGACCGGTTACATTCCTGGCGCTGATATCGTTGCAATGACAAAGCGCATGGGCGTTTCCAATGCTTTGGACAGTGCAACGGTTCGGCATGTGGATGGCGGTCAATCTACTCTGTTATTTAAGGCGTATGAACAGGGCCGAAAGAAGTGGCAGGCCAGCACTGTTAATTACGTCTGGTTTGATGAAGAACCGCCCGAAGATGTTTATTATGAAGGTGTAACCAGGACAAATGCAACGATGGGTCTGGTTGCCCTTACGTTTACGCCTCTTTTGGGCATGTCTTCAGTTGTTGCAAGATACGTTATGGAGGATAATTCGGAACGGTCAGTTGTCACCATGACGATTGATGACGCGCCGCACATAAGTCCGGAAGACCGGCAGAAGATTATCGACAGCTATCCGCCACATGAGCGAGAGGCAAGGGTTAAAGGTGTTCCTTCTCTTGGATCTGGCAGAATCTTTCCTGTCATGGAAGAAGACATAAAATGCGAACCGTTCGACATTCCGGAAAGCTTCGCATTTATTGGCGGAATGGACTTTGGTTGGGATCATCCATTTGCCGCTTCGTTGTTGGCGTGGGATAGGGATGCTGACGTAATTTACGTGACCAAGGGTTACAAACAGCGGGAAGCGACACCGATTATTCATGCTGCAGCAATCAAACCCTGGGGCGATGTTCCTTGGGCTTGGCCTCATGATGGATTGCAACATGATAAGGGAAGCGGACAACAGCTTTCTGAACAGTATGCAGAACAAGGATTGGAAATGTTGTCTGAAAAGGCGACGTTTGAAGATGGAACAAACGGCGTTGAGGCTGGTGTTTCCGATATGCTTCAAAGGATGCAAACCGGTCGCTGGAAGGTGTTTTCCAACGTTGTCGAGTGGTTTGAGGAATTTCGGCTGTATCACCGTAAGGACGGTAAGATAGTCAAGGAAAGAGACGATATTATTTCGTCCTCAAGATATGCCTTGATGATGAAACGATTTGCGGAAACCCGCAAGATTGATAAACCAAAACGCCGCCGTAGTTCAGGCGAAGGCGGATGGATGGGCTAATGACCGCAGAACTCATTAAAGAAGCGCGCGATCAATTCGAGCGTGCTGTTGATTGGGAGCAGGACAATCGCGAAGAAGCGATTGCAGACCTGGAGTTTTCCAGAGCCTCAAATCAATGGCCTGAAAAGATGAAAAAACAGCGTGAAGATGAGGATAGGCCTTGCCTGACCATCAACAAAACGCTTTCATTCATTAGGCAGGTTGTAAACGACAGCCGCCAGAATAAACCCGCTATCAAGGTTCATGCAGTTGATGACACTGCGGACAAGGAAACCGCCGAAGTTCTTAGCGGTCTTATCCGTAATATCGAACGGTCGTCAAAGTCTGACATTGCATACGACACGGCCATTGACCAAGCTGTCTCCTCCGGATTTGGTTATATTCGTGTCGGCCTTGATTTCGCTTTTGATGATATCTTTGACATGGATATTTCGATTGATAGGGTTGTGAACCAATTCAGTGTTTATGGCGATCCCGACAGCACTTCCGCGGATGGCTCTGACTGGAATACGTGTTTTGTTACCGAACGCCACACAAAGGAACAATTCGAAGAAGCATGGGGCGACAAGGCGCAAATTGATTGGGAACATACATCATGGGAAGGCGAGCATAACGATTGGCGCAATGATGAAGGTGTTCTAATTGCTGAATGGTGGACGCGCGAAGCTGTAAAAGGGAAAATCTTTCTTCTGGTTGGCGGTGAGGATTCAACCGTTGTCGATGATGAAATGATACTTGATGACGATATCCAGGCGTTGTTGGGTGCCGGTGCTTTGCAAATTGCGCAGGAACGTGAAATTACCCGCTTTAAGGTGGTGCAGCGTTTTATTACCGGCAAGGAAGTTTTGGAAGAAAACGAATGGCCTGGAAAGTTCATTCCGATTGTTCCGGTTTATGGCGATGAATTTTGGATTGGCTCAAAGCGTTATATCCGGTCACTGATTAATCCTGCCAAAGATGCGCAAAGAATGCATAATTTTTGGCGCACCAACTCAACCGAACTTGTCGCATTGGCTCCACGTGTTCCATATATTGGCCCAAAAGGATTTGCAGATATTGATCCGCAGGGTTGGGCAACTGCCAACACGGTCAGTCATCCTTATCTTGAATATAAGGGCAATCAACCCCCAAGCAGGCAACCGCTTGATTCCGGCGTTGCTGCAGGTTCATTACAGGAGGCTTTGAACGCTTCCGACGACATGAAGGCGATTATGGGTCTTCATGATGCGTCATTGGGAGCAAGGTCGAATGAAACGAGCGGACGGGCTATCCTGGCGCGTCAGCGTGAAGGGGATATTTCCACCTTCCATTTCATTGATAACCTGTCCAGATCCATTCGACAGATTGGCAACATCGTTTTGGATTTGATACCGCATGTTTATGATAAACCGCGCATTGTTCGCGTGTTGGGTGAAGACGGAACGGAGGAACCTGTTCAAATCAATCAGCCATTTCAGCAATTGGATGATGAAGGCAATCCGATGCTGGATGATCGAGAGGAAGCAATTCTTGCGCTGCATGATGTTACGAAGGGCAAATATGATCTGACCGTATCATCTGGCCCAAGCTTTACAACACGACGTGAGGAAGCGTCATTCCAGATGACGGAAGCTATTCGTGCTGTCCCTGACTTTGGCGCTATCCTTATTGACAAGCTTGCGGCGGCTCAAGATTGGCCTGATGCGGAAGAAATTGCAGAGCGGGCCAAGGCAATGCTTCCAAAGACGGAAGAAAACATTTCTCCGGAAGTTGCCGCGCTCATGCAGCAAATTCAGGTCATGCAACAGCAGATTGAAGAATTGACCGACAAACGCCAGATTGAACTTGCAGAAGTCAGCATCAAAGCGGCTGATTCAGAAACCAAGCGTTTTGATGCGCAAACTAAACGCCTTTCTGCCCGCGGTAAGATTGATGCGGAAGCAGACAAACAGGACTTCGAAAGAATCGCAGCGATATCGCAAACCGTCACCAACCAGTAAAGGAGTGACAAAAAATGAATGAAGAACTCGAAAACACAGGTGAAATTGAAGAACTCGAAACCGAAGGCCTAGCGCCAGAAGGTGAGAAAACAGAAAAACCGGAAGGTGAACCCGAAACCGAAGGCGAAAAGTCAGAAGGTGAAATTGAGGGTGAAACCGAAGGCGAAGGCGAAGCGGAAGTTGAAACCGTTGTCCAGGAAATCAACGGCGTTGAGTGGGAATTGCCTGCTGACGTTGCAAAGGCGGTAATGCAGGAGCGGGATTACACCCAATCAAAGCAAGCCCTTGCGGAGGAAAAACGCAATTTCGAAGCAACAAAGGCAGAATATGAGGAAAGGCTTGTTTCTGACAAAGAATTTACGGATTTGCAGATTGAGCACCAATCGGTTCAAACCGAACTGAATAAGTACGAATCTGCGAATTGGGATGAACTGGAAGCAGAAAATCCCGAAAACGCTAACCGACACTGGCGTAACTATCAGTTGCTCCAGAAACGGGAAGCGGACCTTAAAGAAAAGGTCACAGAGAAGCATAACGAACGCACTCAAGTAGCGCAGCAAAAAATTGCCAAGCGCATTGAGCAAGCCAAGACTTATGCGGAAAAGAACATTCCTGATTGGTCACCCAATCTAGCCAACAAAATTGAAGCGTATGCATTAAGTCAAGGATTCGATCAAGCGTCATTACTGACTAACTTGTCTCCGGCGCTTATGAAAACGCTTTATGATGGTTACATGGGGCAGGAAATAAAGGCCAAGGTTGCGAAACCGAAAGCGAAAGGCAATGTTGTTCCGCTCAAGAAGGTGAAAGCGAAGTCTGGCACACAGACCAACCGCAAAGATCCGGATAAAATGAGTTTCCAGGAATACGAAGAAGCCCGCAAATCGGGAACGCTGAAGTAACAAACACAGCATATTGAAAGAGCGGTTCCGGCCGCTTTTTTTGTGCGTAGCCAAAGAAGGATTTTATCATGGCTAACACACTCATTACTCCAAGCATGATTGCCAAAGAAGGCTTGATGCAGTTGAAAAACTCGCTTGTCATGGCAAATAACGTGCATCGTGAGTACAAAAAAGACTTTTCAGGCGGACAAGGTTCCACAGTGTCCATTCGCCGTCCTGTCAAGTTTTACACCGCCGATGGCGCGACTCGCGTTGACCAAGATGTTGAAGAAAAATCAACCAACATCGTTGTTGACCAACGCAAGCACGTGTCTTGGGGTTTCTCCACGCAGGATTTGACTCTTACCATTGAGGAATATTCTGAACGCTACATCAAACCCGCCGCCATTACCTTGGCGAACACGATTGATGCGGCTGGACATGCGCTTTACACAAGCGTTTGGAACTCCGTCGGTACTCCTGGCACAACTCCGGCTGATTACGCTGCGGTTGCAGCTGCCGCTCAACGGCTGGATGAAATGGCTGTCCCTGGTGAAATGCGCAACATGGTGATGAACCCTGCTGCACGTTACGCCGTATCGGGCAACCAGCTGACTCTGGATTCCGTTGGCACCAAGGGTACATCTGCCTATGAGAAAGCAATGATGGGCGAAATCGCCATGTTCGACACTTTCTCAACGGCAAATATCAAGAGCCACACTGTTGGTGTTGCGACTGGTACGCCTTTGGTTAATGGTGCATCGCAGAACGTCACCTATGACGCTTCAACCGGTACGCCTAGCCAAACCTTGATTACCGATGGTTGGACAAACTCAACCACTGGCATTCTCAAGGCTGGCGACGTGTTTACCATTGCCGGCGTGTTCGCAGTGAACCCCGTTCCAGGTGAAGGCACCACGGGTAAGACCGTAATGCCTTATCTGCAGCAGTTCACAGTTCTGGCAGATGCGGATTCCGGTGCTTCAACCGGTCCTGCAACGCTGACGATTTCGCCGCCTATCATCATTGATGGTGCGCAGCAAACCGTTAGCGCGGCTCCTGCCAACAACGCGGCTATCACCGTGTTGGGTACGTCTGCAACTGCTTATCCGCAGAACCTTGGGTTCCACAAAAACGCTTTTGCGCTTGTGACTTGTCCCCTGGAAATGCCGGATGGCGCTGCGTTCAAGGCACGTGAAGAATCCGACGGGATTTCATTGCGAGTGGTCAAAGACTACGACATTGGAACTGATGAAGATATCATCCGCCTTGACGTTCTTTATGGCTGGAAAGCCATTTATCCAGAACTTGGTTGCCGCCTTTGGGGGTAATTGCAGGTTTGCAATAATCGGACGGGGCTTCGGTCCCGTCCTTCTTGTCTGGAGATTTTGAACGATGGCAAAAACCGCAAATGACGTGATTACAGAAGCCTTGCGCTCACTGAATTACATTGCAACCGATGCAGAAGCCAATGCCGATGATTACGCGCGGGCGCTTTCCATCTACAAATCCCAACATGCCGCTCTGATTTCCAGATTGCGGGATAAGTATCAGATCAAAAACAATTGGAATTTCAACAACGTATCAGATGACCATTTTGACTTTGTGGCAATGATACTTGCTGGCAAGATTGCAGGTGGCAGATTTCGAGTCCCTGCAACTATCAAAGCAGAAGCAGTTGACAGGGGTGAAGAAGCTGAAAGCGACCTTGGGCAACTTCTGGCACGTGGCAAGCGCTTTGCGAAGCGGTTTCCCGATATGCCGCACAACGTTAACCGTCTACGTTCGGATTATGGGTTCAATTCATAATGGAAATACAAATTCCGGTTCGTTCGAACCAAGGTGCATACAAGGTACAGGGACACCCGAAGCTGGTTAATGCCTATATGGAATTGGGCGGTGAAGATCAGAAATCGCGCCTTGCGCTCATTCCAAGCGCCGGATTGAAAACATTCGGTTCTGACATGAATGGCACATGCCGCGGTATGATTTATCTTGAAGATGACGAACTAACTTACACAGTTCAGGGGTTTGGTGTTTACAAGGTCGAGGAAAACGGAACAAACACGAAACTTGGCATTGTTCCAGGAACCGGACCTGTTTATTTCGCCAGAAACGACGCAACGACTACACAAATCGTTCTGGTGATCGACACACAGGTATTCACGATTGAAAACGATGTTCTGTCGCTCAAGATTGATTATGACTTCACACCGCAGGGCGTAACGTTTATCGGGGGATATTTCATATTCTGGACCGCGGAAGGCAGATTTTACGCTTCTGAACTGCAATCCACTACGGTTACAAGTCTCAATTTCGTAACGGCTGAAAGCAATCCGGATGGATTGACGTTTTGCGCTGCCTTGGGTGATACACTTTACGCGGTTGGCAAGAAAACGACGGAGATTTGGGCGATAAGCGGTGGATCTGGTTTTCCATTGGCGAAGGTGCGCGGCGCACATTTGAATATTGGGTCAAACTCACCGCATAGCGTTCAGGAGTTCAACAACGCTCTTGTCTGGATTGGTAATGATGAAGTTGTTTATGAAGTATCCGGATATACGGCAACACCGATTTCAACGCCTGCTATTACAAAATTGATTCAGGACGATACTGCAAAGGCTTCAATCGTCTGTTTTACGCACCAAAGGGGTGAAAACAAGTTTCTTGTAGTTCGCGGCTCCACCTATTCGCAGGAATACAATGCAAAAACAGGCTTCTGGATTGACCGCGTAACGGGCATAAATGACCAGTGGCGGGCGGTTTACCATGTGAAGGCATGGAACAAGGATTTGTTTGGGGATGCGGATGGCAACCTTCTATTGGAAGCTGACTATGATTTATTCACCGAAGTAGGTGATGTTTTGTCATGGGGTTTCGATACTTCGACAATTCATGATTACCCGAACCCTGTTTCGTTCAACAAGGTTTCGTTTGAAGCGGAGGCTGGAGATGGTGAATCGCTGACCGACGAAGGTGAAATGATGCTTTCATGGTCTGACGATGATGGACGTATTTTCAAGAATGAACGGCGCTTGTCCCTTGGAAAAACCGGCGAATATGGAAAACTTGTTGAATCATCCGGATTGGGGCAATGCAAAAAGAATGGACGGATATTCAGGATTAGGATTACTGACCCTGTAATTCGCGCAATCGCAATTGTTGATGTTGATGCGGAGGCTATCGTTGCATGACCATAGCAGTTCCAGAATTTAGCGAAATCGTAAAAGAAGACAAGCTAACCGAAGCAGGCCAGCAGTTAATCGAAGCATTGATTGAAAACGCCAATTCCACGGCCAATGCGGATGCGATTACAGCACTTACGGAACGTGTTGCAGAACTGGAAGAAACCGCTCAAGCGGTTATTGATGATGATTATCCGATTGGTTGTGTTGCAACGTTCATAATTTGGGATAGTGAAATTGTACCAGCGACAGGCGGAATATACGAAGGTTCCAGATTACAAGATCCCGTTTTAACTTTTGCAACAGCTACTTCAACGGTAGCGGTCAGGGGTGCGTTTTCGCCTCCAGGGACTTGGAAACTTGTCGGTCCTCCTGGCGTTGATGTCGATCTAACTTCTTCAACGCTTTTAGGCTCATTTAACTTTAAAAGGATATCATAATGGGAATCTTTGATGCATTCTTCAGCCCTACCAAAAACCAAACGGCTGGTTTTGGACGGGCAATCAAGGGCCAGAAAAGAACCAACGCTATCACAAACCCGTTCTTTACAGGCGCGATTGGAAACGCCAGTAATGCGCAAAATACGCTTGCTGATTTCCTTGGCTTGAACGGTCCCGAAGCACAACAGGGCGCTTTTGCCAATTTCTCACAAGGTCCAGCAGCAGAAGCCAACCTTGCTGAAGGAACGCGGGCAATTGACCAGTCCGCGGCGGCGCGTGGTTTAAGTCAGTCAGGTCAAAATCTGAAGGATTTGCAGTCATTCGGACAAACGCAGTTCGATAACAACCTGCAACAGCACCTTGCCAACCTTGGCGGGCTTACAAGTGGTGGATTTGCTGGCGCTCAAGGTCTGCAGGGTGGCACAAATGCACTTGGACAATTGCGAATTGGGCGCGGTGCATCACAGGATGCCGGTAATGCCGGCGCTTTGGGCAACATTCTTGGACTTGCCGGAACGCTAACCGGTTCAACTAACCGCTTTGGCGGAATAACACCATTTGGAAAGATTTTCGGATAATGGCCTTCACATTTACCCCAAATCCCAACCTGTTTAACCAAGCCTTTGGCGGTGGCGTTCAAACAGGCCAAAACATCAAAAACCAGCGGTTTACCGACTTCGGGCGGTCGCGTCTGTCGTCTTTGGCGGATCTGGCGCGGGCGGATGATTTTGCGGGACTTGGTGCCGGATTGATTGAAATCGGACAAGTTGGACCTGGAATAAACGCCGCCAACGTTCCTTTTGAACGTGAACAATTGGCGCTTCAACGTGATTTCCAGAACGAACAATTTCGCTCACTTAAAGAGCAACGGGCAATTCAAAATGAATTGGCGCGGCGTGGTCTTGGATTGCGTGAAACAGAACTTGATTTCAAGTTAAACCAGCCTCCCGAAGCGCCTACACCATTGACGGGACTTGCCAAGATTAGTGCTGATGAACAAGCCGGATTTATTACGCCTGAACAAGCGGATTCTTTACGTTTGTCGGAATCATCCCAAAGCCCAGGAAATCCTAATTTTAGCGATGAATTGTCTCTTGGAAATCAATTCAGAAAAGAAACGAAGGATTTTCCAAAGGTTGCTGACGCTTTTGAACGCGTCAAGGCGAGTGCTGTCGATCCTTCACCAGCCGGTGATTTGGCCCTTATCTTCAACTACATGAAAATCCTTGACCCAGGTTCAACGGTTCGTGAAGGTGAATTTGCCAACGCGCAAAACTCTGGCGGTGTAGACGTTAAGATTCGCGCTGCATACAACAATGCACTGAATGGTCAGCGTTTGACCGACGGCCAAAGGACTGATTTTGTGAACAGGGCCGGAAGGTTGTTCAATGCGCAGGCAAATCAATTCCTTCAACGTCGTGATAACTTCGCAGGTATTGCAAGGGCAAACAATTTTGATGTTTGATCGGACTTTGGGTTCGTTCATTCCAACGCTACATGATTTCACTCCCCCGCCATCACCAGACGGTGGTGTTGTTGATGTTCCTGTTCCTGGCGCTGCTGGTATTGACCAAAACAATGCAATCCCGATTGCCGGAGAATCCGACTATAACTCGCTTCCATCCGGCGCTTTCTTCGTGTGGAATGGTGAAATAGGACAAAAACCCTAATGGCTGACTTCAATCCGTTCCAGGCTGGCGCAAAACGCGTTGGCAAGGCAACCAATCAAAGTTCAGGGTTTGACCCATTCGCTGCTGGCGCAAAACGCGTCGGGCAAGCGGAATTGCGTTCGCGTGATGTTACGATTGGCGACAGGATTTTCGACGCGGCAAGCGCGGTTGGCTTGCCAGCATCAAGAATGCGTAGCGATATCAGTGGTTTAGGTGCTTTTGGGTCCGGTGCTTTGCAGGGTGCTTCACTTAATACCGCTGACGAAGCGGAAGCTGCCTTGAAGACTGGTTTTGGTCTTACTGGTGATTTTGGTGAAGAAGTAGAATCAATTCGGGCGCGAAACGAATTTACCAGAAAAACCAATCCTAGAGCGTTCACGGCTGGTGAACTGACTGGCATTCTAGGAACTGGCGCGGCAGCAGCCTCAAAAGGTTTGTTGGCTTCCTCCCGTCTTGCCCCTGGCGCAAGTTTGCCAACAAGGGCGGCGGCGGCAGGTCTTGACGCTGGTGGATTTGGATTTGTTGGCGGATTGGGTGCTGGTGAGGGAATAGAGGATAAATTTCAAAGGGCTGGCGTTGGTCTTGCTATTGGCGTTCCAACTGGTGCTGCAATTCCGCTTGCTGGCGCTGGGTTTAGAGCGGCAAGCGGTGCTGCTAAGAATAAGTTTGGAAATGCCTTAAATACCGTATTCAGGCCAGAACGTGCGGCACAAAGGCAAGTTGGCGGCGCTTTTGCAATTGACGGGCCTCCTGTAATTGATGATGCGGCAGCTGCGTTGAACAATCAGCAGGTTTTGAATGTCGATCGGGGCGGCGAAACACACCGCCGATCGTGACTGGGAAAC